CTGGAGTTCAGACGTGTGCTCTTCCGATCTACATTACGCTGTTCCTTGAACGGGCAGAACAATGCGATGAGGGGGAATTTCATGTCATTGGTCGTAACAGCCTTGCTCATGGCATCCAACTGGTCTTTCACATATTGGGCGTTGCCGAATATGTAATTGATTTGCGGACACGCGACAGACTCAGAGATACCATCGCGGTGCGTTACCACGATGGTGCATCCATCGGCAGTAGCCTTGACCACATCGCCTATTATTTCGATTATCTCACGGCTTTTCTTCATAGGTTGAGCGGATTGATATTGGTAAGGAAGTCAGTCTCATTACCAAGCCAGGAACTATATCCTTCGGCTCTCGCCCACACATGAAAATCGCGTATCAAATCCACCATATCATTCCACGCGCTCACCTGACGCCGCAGAGGTGCCACATATTCATTGGCACATTTGAGCCGCACAAGCCCCGTTACGGTAGGCTGTGTGTTGGCATCACGCAGTATCTTGAAGAACACGAAGTTTGCGAACGGCTCGCGGAGTTGCTCAATCACCATGTCAGCATCAGCCTCAGGCTCCGTATTGGGGTCTTTGTCTATCAGTTTGAGGTAATTGTCCACAACTCCGGCATACGCAACCGTCAGAACGCGATTAAGGAAATACCTCTGCCAACGGCGGATGTATGCCTTGATTGTGGCATTGACCGCTTCGGCATCGGCATTCGGCAGTTTGCCGAGAGATGCGTTCTGAATGTGGCGCGGGCCTTCGGTGAAATATGATACGTCGATTAACATCACTCTGATTTTTTGGAACGTGTTTTCTTGGGTGACGGAGCGGGCTCGGCTTTCGCATCCTCTTCGGGAGCGTCCTTGACATCATCAAGGTTGACCTCCTTCATGTCGGTTCCGGCATCCACGGTCTTATTATCTTCCACGGCTTCGGGTTCTTTGGGAACGGTTTCGGGTACGTTTGAACCATCGTTTTCAACGTTTGGACTGTCGTTGGGAACGGTTTCGGCCGATTTGGGAACGGTGAAGCCGAACTTGGCAAGACGGACGGCGAGGTCTTCGGTAATGGCAATGCCGTTCTCAGCGATAGTGCCAACAAGGACTATGATGATGTCAGCGAGCTCTACCTGATTTGCGGCCATCTCCATGCACGCCTTTGTCTTGGCGTCCAAGTCTTCCCGCAGTGTGGCGATGCTGTCGGCATCAAGAGCCGAGTCCGGCTGACAGGGCGTGAACTCAATCACGCCTCTGTCAACACGGATACGGTTTTCCTGAATGACTTTCGCCACTTCTTTGTTTTCGCCTTTCAGAATGTAGTTCATGATCACGACTTCTTGATGGCGGTTTTGAGGGCGCTAATGCTACCGTAAGAGAACGCCCACGGACAGAATACCGGAACAATCTCTTCGGCCTGGGCGAGCAGGACTACCTGGTTCTTGAGCTTGGTGTTCACGTCGTCGGCCCACTCGGCGGTCAGCGGAGTGTAGTCGATGATCTGAGCGCCGCGCTGCATGTCGCCGAGGAAGTATTTGCCAACCGGCATACCGCTGTAAGGAACGACGCGGAGACCGCCGATTACGGGGTTGCCGTTGATGTCCTTGACTACTTCGAGACGGTTGCCGTCGGTGGCCTTCTCGCAACGGATGGCGTTGATGGTAATCGGGTTCAGAACGAGGACGGTGGGAACGAACTGAGCGTAGGTCATCACCGAGATAGCGGTCTCCAGTGCGTCGATGCTGTTGGGCGATTCGATGCTCTGATATGCACCATTCTTGAATGACAGTTTCAGAGCGGCCACGTCGGCGGCGAGCAGATCGTCGTTGTTGGCGTCGTCGAGTTTGGCTCCTTCGAGGAAGATGCGGCGGTCGTTGACCTTGATAACATCATAGGTCTTGTTGAGGTCGGTGTTGGTCACAGCGGCAGAGCAGGTAACTTTCAGACCCTCGATGAGCAGGTCGTTGGGTTCCTTGAGTTCTACGATGAGGCCGTTGTCAACCTCTTCGATGGACAGAACGCCGCCGGCGGCTACGGTGAAGATGTTCTCCGAGATGATGTGCTCGATGGACTGCACACCATCGTACTTGGTGATACCTTTGAGGTTGTCGCCGGAGCCGTCGCCGAAAAGAATCTGGAAGTCCTCGGCATCGCGGACGCCGGAGAGCAGGCAGTTCATGACGTAGCCACGGAGATAGGTCTTGCACTTGAGCGCACGCTTCGACAGCTTGAAGTGGTGGCCGACACGAGAAACCTGAGCGGTCTCTTCCTTGATTTTCAGGCTGGATTCGGGGAGCATACCGTTCTCCGAAACGTAGCGGGCGTTGCGGTCCACGTTGTAAATCTGCTGGAACGCGAAGATGGGGACCTCAGGATCGCCGGGAAGGACGGTGGCGAAGTCGCGGACGTGGAGTTTCTTGTCGGTGGCCTGGGTCACGATGCGGTCGCTCTGCTGTGTCATTGTGAGCGTGCCACCGGGAACGACATTGCCGGTAAGAGAGATGTCCTTGAACTGGAAAGAGCCGGATGTCTTCTCGCGGTCGTTGATGAAGTCCTGCATCTTCGGGGAGTTATACATCTCCTCGAAGGCCTCGTTGAACTTGCTGACGAAATCGAGGCCGATGCCGCGCTTCTTCATCTTTTCGAGAGCCTCGGACAGGTTCTTGACCTGGTCGATCAGTTCCTTGTTCTCTTTGGCAAGAGATGTGAGGGTTACACCGTCCTCAGCCGTGAAAGGCTTGAGGGCCTCTTTGAGGGCGGTGGGGTCAACGAGACCGTCAACCGACTTGTTGATAGCATCGGTGAAAGCGCCGAGGAGGGTGTTGACGAACTGTTTCTGCTCGTCGGGGAGACCGGCGGTCTTTACGCCTACAATCTCCTGAACTTCTTTGACTGTTAATTTTGCCATAATGCACTATGATTTGAATGGTTGTTATTTCTTTGTGGCAGCTGACAGAGATGCCCAGAACGAGGGCGAGGGTATCGGCTCTTCAGCGGACTTCTTTTTGGTATCGTCCTTCTTGCCGGGCTTCTTCTCTTCATCCTCAGGCTTGGCACCTTCGGTCGGCTTTTCGGTTGAGGGTTTCGTGCATTCCTCGTCCTCCGGCTTCTTCTCCTTGTTCGCGGTGGGATCGGCAGGGATAAGGAGGCTGTTGGAACGATAGACACGGCTCCAGCAATAAGGACAGCGGACGTATGCAAAGGCCTCAACGATGCTCTTTGTTGAGATTTCTTTATTTGCCGCAGAAAGGCCGTCAATGATTGCGGAAACTTCGTTTTGGATTTCGGGGCGGTAGCGTTCTATCTGTCGGCGTGCCTCATTGCGTCCAATGGACATTACGAGTTCTCCGGCCGCTTCCTGAACTTCTTGCGAGAACGTATGCTCCGGCTCGTTGTCATAGTCGAACTGATGACCGCAACACGGACAGGTAACTATCAAGCCGCCACCCAGGGATTTGAGTAACAGATTCAGTTCCATATCGTAGTTTTTAAGTCGCTCGTCTGAATATCCGCGCTGCTTGAAAGCCATGCGGAGCAGTTCGACGGCATCACGAATCTGGTCTTCGGATGCGCTCTTCAATCCAACGAGGAACGTCTGAGGATTGGCACCCCAGCCCGTCAGCGTGGAATATTCGAGCATCTTCCATCTTACGACCTTGCGGCGGTCCTCCTCATCACGGGCAAGAGCCTTGACACCGATAGAGTGTTCAAGTGTGCGGCCTGCCTCATGGAAGAGCTTGTAGTCCTCAAACACATCACGGCAGATCTGCTTGTTGAGGTTCATCTGTCCGGTCATGATGAGGTTTCCGTCCTTCTCTTCACCTGACAGAGGCACGCCAAGCAGCTGGCGCGTGTCGTGGTTGAGGTACCATCGCATTTTGCTTATGTCATCGCGGAGGGTGTCCACGAATGACCCCGGCATCGAGATGTCGTGCTGTGCGTCCTCGATGCCTATACCGTTCACCGCTACGGTGACGATACCCTTCTCAGTGACATCCAGTGCTTTTGTTTCGTACTGGAGATTAATCATCTGTTCTTTCATTTCTTTCTCCTTTCGAGGGTTTGGGTTTATTATTGAATTGATTGTCGTCGTTGTCCTGATTATCTTCGGGCTTGCCGCCTCCGGCTTGACCCGTGTTAATCTGTATGGGAGAGGTCTGAGCCTTGATGACGCTGTCAACAATGGCTATCTCTTCGGGTGTCATCTCAAACTTGACCTTATTGAAAATATCGCCATCAAGTGCGTCCTCATGGATTTGAGCACGCCAGTCGTTGATAGAGATGAGGCCGTTGTTGAACTGCGACAGGCATCGCTCATTGACGAGCTTCTTAACTTCCTCCTGCTCTTTGAGGCCGATTTGCAGACACGCCACATCGCTGAAATCGCAATCGAGATATAGCCCTTTCTGTTCAAGCCCGAGGAATATTGTCAGAGCCTCGCAGAAACGCTTGGCCGCCGGTATGATTACCGAGGTATAGACGCTCTTCTCTGCGGTGTCCTGGTTGCTAAATGTCGATTGGTCTTTACGCGGTACCAACACAGCCGGAATGCCAAAGACGGAAGCAATCTTGATAGCGTCCTCCAATGTCTCGTCAAAAGGCTGGAGTTCGGTAATGGAGAGGTTCGTTCTTACGAAGCTGATAGGGATATCCGTTACTCCGTATGGAGATTTGCCCTCTCCGAGACCATGGTTGGCGTCGATGGTATCTCTCAGTTCTTTCTTCTCGCCCGGTTCAAGTGCCACGGTGCCCGTCGGGTCTTCCTTCTGTGCCACGATGAAGCCGAGTGCACCACGTTTCAGATAAATCACATTACGCGCTTCATATACTGCGAGGAGGTTAGCAATCGGCTTCTTCACGGCTAACAGACGGCTCTGAGCCTTCATGTAGCCAATGCCTCTGATAAGTTCGGGAATACCATCGCGATCATGCCATATCTGATAGTATGGGATAGTGAGGCCGGAATAGGCGCCGAGGTCAAGAGTATAGCCCTTGATGAGTTCGTCTATCTTGGCAATACCGAACATCGGCACGCCATAGCTGTACTCCATCGGCTCAACCTTGACGAGATGGGCCGGCAGGCTCCAGTAGTTTGAACACCATTGGAACTTGACAGCATCGGCCGTTATGGTCTCGCCCATTGCGGCTCTGAAAAAGGCATTGCCGGTGGCGAGTTTATACACGAAATGCTGATACACAATCTCGCGCCATGTCATTATGGGGTTAGGCTGTTTGAGAATAGCATCGGCTCCGAGACGATTGCACCATACGATGCTGTCATCTTTCGTCCTCTTCAAGTCAAAATGAGCTTCTGAGATACGCTTGGCAATGAAATCTATCGGCCAGAAGACCTCAGGGATTGTCTTGAACATCTCAATGAAGTTGTTGCCGACAACCGAGGGCTGTATGAGCGCGTCGAGCTTGGCAAGAATCTGATGATACCTCCATGCGTCAGTGACATGAGTGTCCGAGTTAGCCTGACTGACGGTCTGGGGAGTTTCCTCACGAGGGGTTTCCTCCCGGACTGTCAGAGCCTCGGTCTTTTCCTTGGTGCCAAATATGCCTTGTAGGAATTTCATGCGGTTTCTTTTAGCGCAAAGAAAAGGAGTAATAACACAAGTTGAGCAAAACGCTGAAAAAACTGAAATTTGCCACTCGGCAAAAATCGGCCTTAATCCTTTGTGTCTTCGGCAGTTACAGCCACATCGTCAGAAAAACCGAACTTTACAACGAACTGAATGAAGCCACTCAGAACCGCACTTGCCTCCTTGCTATCGCTGTCTTTGTTGTAGTCAAGAAGATTGGCCATGAACGTGGAATACACAACATCGTCATTCAGCTTCTCCTCGTTAAACAGCAGATGGTTCTTCACGAAATCAGATGTGGCGGCTATGCGTCGGTCTATGTCCGGCACCTCTTGCATCGCTCTGACTCCGGGCAGCTCTTTGCGCAGATCCTTGACAAATCGGTAATAGGCCGGAGCGCACTCTATGATGGTCTGAGGACTGGCGGTGGCAATCAAGATTTGTTTTATCTCGTCGGTGGAGGCAGTCTCTGTCAACTGCACATCAAGAATATGCCACTTCTCGCCGCACAGCTTCCCATGCACCAGGGCGAACTTGCCGTTGACATTCGGCATAGCATAGGCAATCTCTCGGCTATATGCGCACTTGGTTTCGGGGTTGAAGAAATGAATGGCACCGTCTTTGGCATAAAGGTTGCGCTTGCGGCGGTTAGAGAACAGAAGAAACTCTTCTCGGAGCATGTCAACGACAACATAACGGAATGTATCGGAGATATGGCCGTGTTCCTCGTAGGTCTGCATGGTGATTTTATTCTTGACCTTGGTCTTGAGTATGCCGCCGTTCACATCTTTCTGGACACTCATGTAGTCCTCTGTCGAGACCTTGCAGTTCTCATCAATCGTTATTTTGAGTCCAGGCAACACGGCATCGAATATCGCATTGATGAACTCGCCGGACATCGGCACACTTGGGTTCTTGTTGCTGACTTTATCAATAACCTCGATACCCTCTTTCTGCATGGTGTCAATAAACAGGTCATGGAATGAACGCTTCTCGTCATCAATGTTGTTGGCAGCTCTCGTTGAGGCATCACCGTGGAGAATGACCTTATCGACTCCCATCTCATGCAGACGCTTGGCAACGAGTTTGGCCGCTTTTCTGACTGTGTTGTTCGGGCTGTCAGCACACGTCTCGCCAATTTGCCTGATATGCTTCTTGCCACCATCTAACGAAATCTGCCAATAGGTGCATGAGATATAGGGCAGCACGTTGGAGTCAACACTGATATGTACCGGCAATGTCGGGTCATACTCGCATACTCCCGTATGCACACCGCGATTGAATGATGAGAAGAACTCGGAGCCTGTGCGGATGACACCCCACTCTCCGAGGGCATAGACGTTGTAATAGTCGGGGTCGTTGAGGCGGTCTCGCTCGAAGTCGGCCACACACTGCTCGTCATAGAAGCCATAGGTGCCGTCAGGAGAGCCGACAACCCAAAAGTTATTGAGGTATGTGGTCTGAATGACAACAGTGTCCGAGGGGTGTTCCTCTATCTCTTTGGTGCGAGGGTTGAGGATTGATTTCGGCTCGTTCATACGTATTGATTTCACGTCGGTGAGTTGTGGTGGCAACTCTCGGCCTGCTATCTCTACTGTCTTTGGAATGTCGTGCCACTTCTCTTTGTCGAATATCTGTGTCTTAATCCAATGCGTCTCCTTGATGGGGTTGAATGTGGTAATAATCTGCTGGCCCACCATACCGCGCAGACGCTTGCGGATCTGCTTGTAGTCCTCCTCTTCAAATTCGCTCTCCTCGTCCAAGACAACACGCTTGAAACTTGACAGGCCTTTTATCTTCTCCGAGTCATCAAGGCCCTTGAACACAATACGCGCCCCGTTGCTGAGGCACGTTATTGTCTTTACTCCATCGGAGAACCTGAACAGATTAGTTATTCCAAGTTGGTCAGCGGCTGTCTTGAAGTCCTGATATATGGAGTCTCGGATTGAGGCCCCAACCTTACGCATGACGAGCGTGTTGCTCCCTTCCCATAGTGTGAATATGAGAATAATCTGCGCAACGCTATATGACTTGCCGGACGATGACCCTCCGAACAGAATAATAAAGCGGATGGTCAGGTCTTGCAGGAACCTCAGCAGATAGAAACCGACAGGATTGAGCTTCTTGAAATTTATCTTCATTGATTTTGACAGTTTGAAAGGTTTTTGAGCAGATTTGCTTACTCACTTTTGTATTTCCACGGGGATTTTTCAACCCCTCCCGACAAAGTGAAATGATTTTACCCTTATTTGCTTTCAATCCGTTCACTCGTCATCTTCATCAAATCCGATGCGGAGTTCTCCTGCCACATTGCTCTGTGAGGTTACATTGATGTCCTTGGCGGCGGCAAATCCCAGTACGTCGATAAGACGCTTCTTGGCGGCATCCTTATCTACCTCCGGGACGATGTTCTTGCCGACCCTTACGAACTTCAGCAGCTTGCGCGTCTTCTTGGGTATCTCATGCAGGTAACGCATACGCCAGCGGCCCGTCTTACTGTCGATTGTCCACAAGTCAAGAGGGTCTAAATCAAGGATGCTCACATCGTCGCTGATGATGCGCTCACGGCTGATTGACGCGAGGCGCGCCTGCTCTTCACGAAGCTGCTCAACTCTTGCTCTTATCTTGCTATTAGCCATAAGCCTTGACGCATTGGCATAATGCGTGTTCGCCTGGGCGTCATTCTTGCAGTTATAGGCCTTGCGATAGGCGGCCACAAGTATGCCTTTTGTGTCGGTGCCATACGCATCGACTACATACTGACAGAACAACTCCTGCTGAGGCGTGAGGCCATGTTTGTTCTTTACTCTTGCCATAGATGATAATGATGTTATGCTATTGTTGATGATGTTGTCGTAATAAAAAATTAAGATGATGAACAGATGCAGTTGAGGTATTAGCCATCATTTGGATTTCTCCCGCTCACTAAAAAATTTGGCAAATGCGTAAAATTCTACCCGCTTTGCCGCTTTTTATGGCGATATGAGCCGTTTTTGCGCTCAAATGAGGTGGGGATTGTCTCAAAATCATCGCCGGGAGAATGGATTTATCGGTTACTGATGCCTATGAGGTTGAGAACCATGTCCCGGTCTCCGAGCTGCGCGTTGGTCGCGATCATCGTGGAGCCAGTGGTGATGATGTCATCATAGACTATCACCCGCCGCTCGGCGATGGGCCTCAACAACATGAAATCAGGATGCAGTCGGTCATGGTTGATGCACTGCAACGCATCATCGTAGAACGGAAGGCCGAGAGAGTCCGAGATTATGCGGCATACCTCGGTGGCGAAATGGAAGCCATCGGCGTGTCTGCGCCTCGGAGTGGTGATGATGCACCAGTCTGCCGTATTGCCAACGAATGTTGAAATGAATTTGCACGCAACATCGGCGAACATCGCGGCATGATCGGCCGAGGATTTAATCTCCCGGAACGTCAGACCCTCCTTGCTCCGCTTGAACTGCGAGATGTAGTAGAGCGAACCGATGCGGTGCAATGCCTCTCTTGGAGTAAGGTCGCAACGAGGGACGTTGTCGCTTAGGAGTTTCGGACCCTTGGCGACAGCGTCCCAATCATCCATTCGTATAATCTTACTTCTCCGTCTCATGCTCAAGACAGCGCCGGATGCCCTCGGCTACCGACACATATTGCAAAGGTACAGTAGGAATGCTCTCATCGACCGTCTGCTCTTTGCGGTCAAAATCACGCTTGTGCCTATCTATCACGATTTCAAGAGGTTTGTATTTCTCCACCTCTAACGCGAAATCATAGACGGAGGTCTCTTCGGGGTTGGCCACGTTCAGCAGCTTCTCTCCGCTTCCGTAGGCATAGATAAAGCCCTCGACGGCATCGGAGATGAATGTGAAGTGGCGCACGTTGCGTCCGGCATTTACGAGCTTGACAGGATTGTCGTTGAGAATATGCCAAAGAAGAGTACCCTGACGAGGGTCAGGCCCGTAGATGTTGTGCAGACGCACTCCCGTGGCTCCGGGATGGTAGCAGGCGGCGTACTGTTCGTCAAACCGCTTGCTGATGCCGTAGAGAGATGTGGTGTTGCATCCGTTCGCCGTGGAGGATGACGCATACACCAGGCGCACGTTATGGCGGCGGCAGGCATCGCACACCACCATGAAGGCATCGATGTTGTCGGCCTTGACGGCATCTTTGTCGGTGTTGAACACTGAGGTCTGAGCGGCCAGATGATACACGCAGTCGATGTCCGAGAGGTCGGCAGTCCTGAAGAAGTCGGCAACTTCAATTCCGGCGCGGCGGTCGATGACGGCAACTTGCACGCCTCGCTTTTTAAGAGCAGCAGTGAGAGCCTTGCCGATAAAGCCCTCACCGCCGGTTACAATCACTTTCATGTGCTATATTGGTTTAATTGTTAGAGTATCGAGATCCATCATGTAGAAGCACGACTCATAGATTATGCTCTTGGTGTAGATTTGTGCGGCGGCGTGCTCCAGCATACAGCCGTTGGAGTCGTGGAAGCCGTGGCCGAACACGATGCCGTCGATGTTGTTGTCCAGAATGGCCTCAATATCGCGGCCCATGTAGTGGCCGTAGGTCTTGCCCGGCTCCGAGCAGACATCAAAGGGCGTAACGCACTCGTGGCCATGTGGCGTGAGCGTGGCCTTGATGCACTCGGCATGATACTTGGCCTCATGGAGCGGCCTGCCGCTGATTGGTATTGATATGTAGAGTTTCATGGAAACAAAAAGGCCCGACTGACGATGTTTGTCAATCGGGCCGATAGTTGGTATAGTGTTGTTTACAAAATGTCTATTGAGATTTGTTTGGCATCCCTTACAAGTTCATAGAGATGCTTCCCATCAGGCATGGTGGCATGGTTGATGAGGTCATTTGCTGTCGGGTATATGTCGCTGATACGATGATAGAGGGAGTCTGCTATGTATGCGCCATCATCATCGACAATAGCGAGGTATTCATTGCCTTGATACTTTATCCGCAAGTCATAATACTGAACCGCAAACTGATAGAAAAGCATCTCGGCATTGGCGTTCTTATACCCCGAATTATTGGGGTATTGGATAAAACTGTCAGGTGGATACTCCGTGTTAATCCATCGACCGTTGATGTCTTGTTTTATGTATTCGTCTCTATTTTTCCACATGATTATTTTTTAGTTTTCTGAAAGTTCTGGACTCTTTGCAGAAGTGCTATGCGTGGGTCATTGGGCGAGAACCGTTCAGGTTTAAGCGCTCGGCCATTCTCCCAACGGTGAATATGCGGCCCATCAATCGCCTCGCCTTTCTTTTGAGCCTTTTTTGAGTTGTGCGGCTGGGTATGGATAGCCCATTCCTTTTTGTGATCGGCACCGTACTTGGCAATCTCGTTCACGCCGGAACCGTCCTTGTAGAATGTAACGTACATTCTCGGCGCGGAGTTGCTCTCTTCAGGGCTTTTATTCTTATCACCTCCCGTCCATTCGACAATTTCAATATCTCCATAGACAGGGTCGTGGTATGTTCCGTGGCTCACATATTGTCGCTCGGACGATGCTATGCTGCCGTTGACTGATGCAGTTCCGTTACCTCCCATAGCTTCTCAGATTTAGCACTCGCTCATTGTTGAAATAAATGCTCACTGAGGTGTCCTCACCAGGTATCATGGTGCCATAGCGGATGATAGCAAGCGGGCGGAGTCTCGACAATGCCTCTCGGTAGCCTTTGAGCCACAAGAAGCGTGTCAACCCATATCGGGCGGCGCCGGTGCTGTTAATGGCGATGACAGACTGTTGAGGTATGCCGTCAAAGCAATAATCATAGCTATCCGGCAATGACCATGTGACGTTTGGAATTACCGTCACTCCTTGGGATTGCAGCCATGCTCCGATGAACTTGCCCCGATAGTTGTTCCACATCCGCTGAGGGTATGGCATATCGGTGTACTGGCTGAAATCGGGAGCGATGACGCACTGAAATTGCCTCAGACACTCAACATAGCGGTCAGGTAGGTTCCAGATTCTTTCAAACTGGTAATCATCAATAAAGAAATGTACGCATTGATTATGGTCCTTGGCCGTTAGCGCCGCATTGAACGACACAAGCGAAGTCGGGATGATGTTACACGCTTTGAGCGTAGGCATCTCATAACCATCTGCAAAATTAACGAATTTCTTTAAGTGCAGATTGTCTAATTGGGACTTTCTTGCTATTGATGATGTTGATGTGATGTGTGTAGCGTGGTCCCTTTTCATCGTTTTTGCTTTTTTTACTTCATTCCTTTTTGCTTTTATTATTTTTCATTTTTCTCTTTTAATCTCACCGTTTTAGAACTTAGTTTGAGGTTAGATTTGGCATAAATGGGGCATTTATCCCGATAGGCACATTCTCCGGCCTTTGCCTGGGCGAAACGCTCATGCCATAGAACCTCGTAGAACTCTGTACCCATCTGCGCCTCCTCGTTGAGGTAGCCAACGAGTTTCATGCAGAAGAAGCCGCTGTCGCTCTCTTTGTCATCGTGGAGGGCAACTATGCCGTTACTGTTCGGTCTTGCCATAATTGGTATATTATTGGTTTGCGACTATGACCAATTTAGACCCGTCGGGATAGGTCATTGCCTTCTTGAATAACTTATGGCACCTCGCCGGAATATTGCGATACCTCAGATGCCATTCATTCCAAAGGATGCAGTGGCCGCGCTTGACACCAGGGTTGAGGTGGGTTGCCCCCGTGTTCATGCAGGGGCAACTACCACAACTCCCTGGCTCTTCATAGAACTTGTAGCCGTTTATCTCTATCATACAGCGACCTCTTGGGGTTTGAGGGATTGGATAGCCCGACACAAGGCCGGACACCATGCTTTCGGGATGCTCGTGTGGACGGCGTTGCCGATGAACTTCTTCTGATCGCTCTGATTGCCCATCAGCACATAGTCATCGGGGAAGCCTTGGATTCGCTTTAACTCTACGACTTTGAGCATCCTCAGTTTGATGTCGAATACATTGTAGCAAGCCATGAACTCTTTTATCTTTACCGTCATGGGCGAGTCATTCTCATAGACCTCTATGCCGATGCCACCACCCTCGACACAGACGAGGTAAGGAGGCCGCTTGTCCATTCGGGCAATGAGAGTGAAACACGGCTCATCTATGGAGCTGCCGGACGAGAAGAATTGTGGGTTCATCAAGAAGAACTGACGGTGATCCTTGGTGGAAAATTTGCGCGTCTCACTCTGGATTCCCTCAATAGATGTCAACCGCTCAACTGTAACAAGATGATGTTTCGGGTTGGCTGTGATACATCCGGCAGGCTCATCAAGAGACGTGGGTCGGCCCTGGCCGTACTGCATATCCAAGAACTGAGGATTTACAAGCGCGAACTTGTCTTTGGTAGGAATGGTGGGCGCCGGGCTGTCTATATCCCGACAGCCGCCGTTGCCGTAGAACGATGTCAGGAAGTGGGCGCTGACGAGCGCGTGGTGGTCAACGCACGTTATAGTTCCGGCTGGCTCATCCAACGACACGTTCTTATCGTAGGTTGAGCCGCTGAACTGCTTTGACAGGAACTCAACGTGCGCGAGGCCGAGGCGGTTCTGAGTGGCCACTGTCGGACATGCTTATGCTCTACAACATATTTTCCCATCTCCCTCACTCAAACAAAGTCACACTGATATAATCCGCCCCATTTCTCATCATTTACTCCATTGTAAAAACAAAAAAGCCCCGACACTGAAAATGTCAAGGCTTTTCCTTTTATATATAAAGAGTGTTATTTCAGCTTTGAGATGATGGCAGCCGGAACAGCGGCACGATTCACATAGATGCCAATTGTCTTTGCAAGGAAATATGGCATCGACACATAGAAGTACCCGCCATAAATCTGGTTTGTATCCCATGAGTTTTTCACCTTGTAGTATTTATTGCCTTTTTGATCGACAGCCTTTCCCACAATCACCATTCCATGGTCGTCGGTTGTTTCCTGATTGTCGAACATCTCCTGGCGCAGCTCCTGGGTCACTTCGATTTCCTCAACCGGGCCTTTGATGTCGTATTGCATACGCTCTCGTTCGGAGTCGGAGACTTTCACCCAACGCGACAGCTCTGTACCGTCAAGATCTTTTTCACCTTTCACTTTGGGCATAATAGCATAACCCTTGCGCCATTTGAAGCCTTTTTCGCTCACATCGGCAGCCCACGCCACCGAATAACCATTATCGAGGGCATTATCTACTATAGCCTGAAGCTCATCGAGCTTGACGTTCTCATAGGTTCCCCAGAGCCAGTTATCTGCCACTTCAAGGGCAAAAGGCTTGTAGAATGGGTGGTGTGTGAACGAAGTGAATGCCATATAGTCGTCGAGATTAAGTTTAAGCGACTGGGCATAGCTCTGAGCATTGTAAGTCTTACCATCTACCTTGAAAGTTTCAGGCAGTTTACCAAAATAGGCATCAAGAATACCTACATATCCTTCATACCATGCCGTAGAAAGCTTCTTGTTGGGCACACTCACGATAGCGTCGATATATGCACGAAGCACCTTAGCCAATTCCTTATGATTGTGCTTCTCCTCGCCATAGTTAAGTCCCGCATAAGCCTCCTCGGGCATTGCGCCATATCGGCTCATCACATATTCCACATCGAGCAAGCTTCCGCCCTCGGCAAATACGGTGGATCCATACATGCGCAAGAATTTGCGGGCCTTATCCTCGTAGCACTTGCGCACTACATACATCTCCGACAAATCAACTTCCTTTCCTGTAGCACGGAGTATTTCATTCTCAAAAAATGAATTACCCGAGAAGCACCAGCAAGTTCCCGATTTGTTCTGGTCTTTCACCGATGTGCATTTCACCAGTTTCACATCAGTAAATTTAAATCCGGTGCTATCGGGATCGACAACACCATCGTCAGCCGCCATCACAGGCAAGGCTACAGTTGCTAAACAGAATGCAAGTATTTTTTTCAACTTCATAGCTTTATATGATTAATAATTAAAAATTCACTCCTATTTGTGCGTGCAAAATTAATAAATAATTCACAAAAAGCACTACTTTTGCACATTAATAAATATCATATAGCGATGAAATGGATAGAGATCAAGGGCAGCGTGGGCGAGCAGATGCTTCGCTACACACTTGCGCTATCGATGAATAAAGGAGGTGATGAAGTGGGCGTAACCGGAGCCAGCGAGAAGTTTCATGCCACTTTCCCGGCATTGCCGCGATTCCAGCAGAAACGAATCAGCCTTACCGACTGGATTAGCAGAGCATTTGGTAGCAACCAAAATGACTGCACCGATTGGCTCAGCTACAAGTATGCCGAAAGCCTCGGCAACAACATTCACAGCTATTTTTCCATCGCGCCTTCGCAAATCCCTGCCGATTTTGCCTCAATCATGCCTAAGTTGCAGTGTGATAATGTGGTAGCGGTGCACGTGCTTCACTCCAATAAAGGCTTATGCTCCTGCACCCCCGACTACTACAACTGGGCTATCTCGGGCATGCAGCAATGGCTGGGCGACGTGCGATTTGTGGTACTGACCGACAACCTGAATCTCACGCGCCAATGGCTGAAACTCAACACCGGCGACGCAGAGTGGGTACAGCTTCCGCAACGCCAACACACACTCATCTTCCACCTTATGCAGCAAGCAGCTCATTGCATCACAAGCGGCACTATAGAGAGCTGGTGGGGCGCTTGGCTCAACAATAATCCCGACAAGATTGTTGTAGTACCAAAGAGCGATGCACACAGTCGTTTATCACCTCTTTATTGGACCATTGTCCCAATTACGTAAGATTAATATTTGCAGATTTCAATATGAATATGTAATTTTGCAATGATAATGAAGAACAAACATTTAATAAAAAAGACGTTTTATGAAAACATTGTTATGCTTAGTAATGAGTGGTGCTTTGTTGTTTGGCGCCACAGGATGTAATATGAACAACACAGGTAAAGGAGCAGCTATTGGAGCCGGAGGCGGTGCCGCAGTAGGTGCCGGACTTGGAGCAATCTTCGGCGGCGGCAAAGGTGCCGCCATTGGTGCTGCCATTGGCACGGCAGTAGGAGCCGGCACAGGCGCTATCATCGGCCGCAAGATGGACAAGCAGAAAGAACAACTCGCACAAATCGAGGGTGCCCAGGTTGAGACCGTTACCGACCAGAACAACCTCCAGGCAATCAAAGTCACTTTCGATGCAGGAATCCTTTTCAGCACCGGAAAGAGCAACCTCAGCAAAGCTTCGCAAGATGCTCTCAGCGAGTTTGCAACATCGCTCCTCGAAAACCCGCTCACCGACGTCACCATCAATGGCCACACCGACAACACCGGCTCCCGTGCCGTGAACGAGCGTCTCTCTAAAGAGCGTGCACAAGCAGTAGCCAACTTCCTCATCGGCAAGGGCGTTCCATCGAAGCGTCTCACCATCAACGGACTCGCCTACGATTGCCCGGTTGCATCTAACGAGACTGCCGAGGGTCGTGCCCAGAACCGTCGCGTAGAAATCTACATCGCTGCCAACGAGCAAATGGTGCGCGAAGCCGAAAACGGCACATTGAAATAACTAATCGCGCGGCAAATTTATCATAGCGGCACTAAGCATAACCATTGCTCAGTGCCGCTCTTTTTGCATTTTTGTGTAGTTTAACTCTCAATTATTGCCATTATCGGGATTTTTGCATTATTTTTGCATGAGATAAATAAACCTTTCTATCGGCTAACAGTCAATTAAGGTGATATTTATTAAACTGCTGATTTTTATGAAAACAAAGACATTATTCATACTCTCTTTTCTCCTGTCGATAAGCATGATTGCTTCATCGTGCGACTTCCTGAGCAACACCGACAAGGGTTATGTAGCAGGAACCATAGGCGGAACAATTCTCGGCGCAGGGCTCGGGGCAGTTATTGGTGGCGATGATGGAGCCGACCTCGGCGCACACCTCGGCATGGCTGTTGGCGGCGTAGCGGGTGCTGCCATTGGTGCTAACGAAGATGCAAAGCAAGCACAGAAAGCTTCAAAGGCAAAAGCTTCGGCAAAGGCAGCCAATTCTTCTACCGACTATGAAACATACTACGACAATTCCACCGGTCTCTATTACACCAAAGTGAGCCGCGACGACGCTATTCTGTTCAATCCCCGCAGCTGCGACCTAAACGGCAGCTCATGCAAAGAGATTCTGCGCATCGCAGCCGAGCTTCGCGACATTCCTTTTGCCGGAATTATGCTATATGGAAGCACCGACGACACCGAAAGCCGCGACTACAGCATGGAGCTATCGGAGGAACGTGCCGAAGTGGTACGCGACTATTTCCTGCAACTCGGTTTCGACTACAAGCTTGTCACCGCCGTAGGTCTTGGCAGCCAATATCCCATTGCCGACAACTCCACCCTCAGCGGTCGCGCCAGCAATCGCTGCGTGGAGGTTTATATCATCAACGCAAAGCAATAATCTTTAACTCACATAAAACGACTATTACTCTATGACGAAATCTATCATCAATCTCAATTTGCTGCTTGCGATGCTATTCACACTATGGTGCACCACACCATTGCAAGCCGCCGAGCAAGAAGAAAAACCAATGAAGTGGGTAAATGCCCTTGAACTGCGAATGATCAACAAAGGCTTCGACAACTCTCTCACGCCCTATACCCGAATCCCGAAGTATCTCAAAGACAGCGTGCGCCCCACCCTATGGGAACGCGCCCAGTGCTCAAGCGGAATAGGAATACGCTTTGCCTCTAACTCCAAGCGCATCGCCGTGCGCTACAATCTGCTCTGGAACACCCACATGGCACACATGGCAGATACCGGACTTAAAGGCACCGACCTATACCGCCTCAGCGACGATGGCGTGTGGCAATACGTCAATACCAACCGCCCCTCAAAGAGCGACTCCATTCAGCAGAAAGTGTATGTGGAGAATCTTGCCGGCGACACGCGCGAGTTTATGATTTATCTTCCGCTCTACGACGGCATCAACTGGCTCGAAGTAGGTGTAGATGAAGATGCCGAAATCGGGCTTCCGCGCATCGACAATCCCCGTGCAGCCAAGAAGGTTATTTTCTATGGCACCAGCATCTTGCAAGGTGGCTGTGCTTCTCGCACCGGTATGGTTGCTACAAGCATGATTCAGCGCGAGCTGAATTGTGAATGTGTGAATATCGGCATCAGCGGAGAAGGCAAGATGGACTTCTGCATGGCTCGGGCCATGGCTCAGATTCCCGATGTGACAGCCTACGTTATCGACCCGGTGCCTAATTGCACGAAAATGATGTGCGACACACTCACCTACAGCTTTGTGAAGATTCTGCGCACGCTTCGTCCCGAAGTGCCCATTGTGATAGTAGAGGGTCCGCTCTACCCCTACGCACGCTTCGATTCTTTCTTCGGCAAGTATCTCCCCGAGAAGAATGCAGCACTACGCAAGAATTATGAATTGCTGAAGCAGGAAAA